GTAATAGCCATTATATGCCTCCGTTATATTCTGCTGCGTAGTCGCGTTGCATTTCTTGTACAAACAAACCGACCGCCTCGTCAAACTGAGCTTTATAAAGCGCCAAGGTTTCTGGTGCCTTTAGAAACGCTGATGCCTCGTAAAGACACGCAGCCAATAACACAACTTCAGCATTATCGCCAATCCAGTTATTTGCGGTGGAGCTTGATAGGCCCGTCTCAGGTGAGATGTAGTCTACTTGGTAGGTGTCTGTCGAGTTTGGCGTTGGTGCTAATGTAATGACCATCCCAGCCGTTCCAGCGCTCTTTGTGCTGTACATAATCGGGGTGCCTTGAGTTGAGGCGTTGGGCCAATAGTCTCGAACGTATGAGTCAACCCTGTGATTTAAATAAGACAGGACGCTTGAGATTGTCACTGACACCTGTCGGATCATTCTAGCTGACGCGACTGTGTAGTCTGTTGTGCCTGCCACAAGGCTTGCGGAAGTTGTCTGCCGATAGCACGGCAGGTTTGGCAGGCGCTGGAAAATCATGTCTTCAGCCTGCGCTATGATTTGATCGATGGACGCAGACAATTCGGTTGAATCGTCCTCCAGAAAGTTTTGGATGTTTGTTTTTAGTGTTGCGTAGTTCATTATTCACCCCACCCATTAATTCCCCAACCCTCTTGGCCCCAGCCAAGAACTTGAGCGACTTCTGTGCCTACCGCACCAGTACCGCCAACGCCAGCCTCATCAATGGATAGGCTGAGAGCCTCAACACCGACAGCGCCCGTACCGCCATTAGCCGACACGCCTATTATGTTGACGGTTGGCACTTCAACGCCCACGCCTCCCGTGCCTGCCACGCCAGCCTCATCAATAGACATCTGGAGATATTCGGTGCCTACCGCGCCCGTGCCGCCAACGCCTCTTTGGGTAGTATGCGTTATTTCTAAATAAACATTCCCAACATGGGCAAAGGCAGGAACGCCAACGGGCGGCAATAGCCTTGGATCAATTGTCCAGTCTTGAGTAAAGCCAATAAAGACCTCAACATTTTCGGGGTCGTTATCGGGCCGTGGATTAAATAACGCAGTAGCATCGACAACATTCTTTGCTGGCGTTAATTGCGGTTGTTTTGGCTCCCAATCTTCTGGCGATACGCGCAGGCCATCCCAAGTTGTTCGCAATTGCGTATACCTGACCCGCAGGCCACTAATATCGCTGATCGCCTGAGATTTTTTGCCTCTCGCGTATTTTGCCATTTAATATAAATTCAGCGCAGTTGGCTGAACCCTCAAACTGACGCCATCATTATCCGTTGCCGCTGCAAACGTGAATGCTCTCTCGTAGATTTCGTTTAAGACTTGAAACCTGTCAGGGGCGTTTTTCAGCGCCAGCTTACTTGCCAGCCCAGCGCAGATGCAGTCGTTCCATCGATATGGAATATCAGCGTCTTGATTTGATGCCGTCACATCGTCTAGCTGCCTGATGGCCCAATACACTATGCTGTACGTTGTTCGATCAGGTATTTGCCACAAATAGAGTATTGGCGTGGATTGCTTATCCAGCATGTATTGGCTGGGTTTTCCTGAAGATGTTTTGTTTGGCAGTTGATTATAGTCAGAGATCGACACACGATTAATAATTTGATCGGACGTGTCTGTTCCAGAGCTATCGCTAATTACAGCGTTTATAATATCGATGGTTCCCGGTTCCAGCGTGTATGGCGTTGTTTGGCCGCTTACCAGAGTTAAGGTTTCTTTTTCCACGGTCCAGTAGTTAATACCCCTGTTGGCCCACTCAGAGAAGAGCAGGTTAAGGCTGCGACGTGCTGACACAGCCCTATCGCCCGTTTGGGTTTGCGGGTCCATGCCGCACCGCTCAAATGCTTCAGCAATGATTTCTTCAACATTTGGCTGAAACGTTACTGTGCCTGATGTTGCCATGCCGCACCTCTATTAATATTTTTTCACGGCGCGAATGATAACTTGATATGCATCACCCGCCGCTCCTGCCCCAGTGGTTGTAAACTTGATATCGCCAGTTCCGTTAGCACCGTATTCCGCGCTATTGGGTAGCCCACCAAATTTCTCAAAGGTTTGATAGCCCTGCTGATCTTCAGCAAGATGCAAAACAATAATATCAGTATCTGCGTCTGCCAATACCTCAACTGTCATTCCGTGCAGAATCCAATGGCATTCCACAATGCGTATACCTGCACAGGCGTCGCCATTTGCATTTGCAGTAAGTCCAGATACATCTATTTTAGCCACTGCGCTTTCGTTTCCACCATCAACATACTGATATTGGAATGCAAACACACATTCGTGCGTGTTGTCGATGATCGTAGTTGATGTTGTAATGTCGGCCATACCAATCTCCTAGATTGTGGAGCGGGGGTTGCCCCCCGCAGATTGATTTATTCGAACGGTGTAGCCAGTGTCGCGTCACCAATCAAGTAAGCCGCACAATGCCAGCGAGTGGCCGACTGAGCGGTTAATGTTATCATGCCGCCTGAAAGCCAACCCTGCTCTATTGCTCCCAGATCAATAGTATCATCATTACTTTGATCTGGAATAAACGTGTTGGTATCGCCAGCCGTTGCTGGGTCGGATAATATAGCAAAGCCCGAATACAAGTCAGCAGTTGCGCCAGTATTAATTTGTCCCGCACCTGTGAAGGTGGTTCCAACAATAAACGTATATTGCTCGCCACTAGCCGCCGCAGTTAGTTCTGGAAGCGTGACCACAATGCCTGCCGCCCGTGCAAGGATGAACGTGGTGCCTGACATAGCCGCTGTGACGGCGTAGGTTGCATCTGTAATTGTTGTTACTGTTTTAATGCCTGTCGTGGCACCAGTTACTGCAAGGGTTCCTGCAATGGTGACATTACCTCCGATTGTGGCATCATTATTATATGTGGAATTTGTGGTGTAAGCGCCCGTGGTGGCGTTTTTGGTTACGTCGATGAAGCCGTTTTCAGAACGTACCGCACCTGTGAATGTTGTTGTACCCATGATTATCTCCTGTCGTGGGTTAAGTCAGGCGCGGGATGCGACTGTCAGGGATGCTGGCACAATACAACAGGTCTGAACAAAAAGAAAGGGCCATCCGAAGACCGCCCTTTTGGATTTTTGGATGGGGGCGCGTGGCCCCCGCTTTGATTATCCGCGAGGTCGGTAGCAATACCATCCTCCAACTTTGCCCAAATGCAATTCCACTATTCTATCGCCCCCGCGATTGCGGGATTTAATTGCAAACAATTTACTGGATGGCGAGTGGATAAGCGACAATGTGTGGCGTCCAATTTTGAATATTTTGCTGGTCATTTGATCTCTCCCTTGTTTCTGTAAATTATATATAGGGTATATATCAAGAGTTACAATAGCTAGATACAAATTAAATACATTTAAATAAAAAAGGGCGATCCGAAGACCGCCCCAGTAACCAACAGGAGAAGAAGTTGGGTTAGTTATATACTTTAGGCTGCCCCTTCGGTTCCAAAGACGCCCCTCCAGTCCGTATGGCCGAAACTATATCTTTCGCGTACTTTATAGCGAATGTTACCAGTCTCGAAATCTCCTTCCATGCCCTTCTTGAGTGCGGAACGGGTGAAGTGCTTCAGCCCGTCAGGCACGTCAGTCTGAACAAAGAACGCATCAGCGTCTGTCAAACGGCGCATGATCGTATAGCCTTTTGGAAGGTAACCACCAGCCTTAATCGCGTTGATGTCGTTATCGGCAGTACCCGTGCGAAGCTGGCTTTCCAGCAGACGCTCTGCAGTAAACTGATATGCGGTTGGAATTATCAACTGCGTACCCTGTGCTGCAATCCGAAGGCCACGATCATCTTTCATATCGCTGATATTAATCAGGATACTTTCAAGTGATGTTTCGGAAAGGTCAGCCGCCGTAGCAAGGACATTAGACTGGTTGCCGTTCTGTGTTGGGTGCGAGGCACTCAACAATACAACGCCATCACCACCATTATAGCCAGAGGTTTGTGCGTTGTTCAGGACGTTTGCAGCCTTGATCTCTTTAGTAGAGGACATCGACCGTGCCAGCGCCTTAGTGTAGCGCGAAGCCAAGCTACCATACTGACCATCTTCTTCAGCTTCCTCAGTGATTGAGAACGCCAGAGCGATGGTTTCGTGCTGGTAACGTGCAGTCCACTGTTGACCAGCCGCATCGTAAGATACTGCCCCGCCCTCAGTTTTTGTTGGCGCTAAACCGAAACCTGATAAAAGTAAATCTTCCTCGTACGCCTTTTGAGAGGTGTTTGATTCGAAGACTGCCTCATATTCGTTTGGATAGCTATCGTATTCGAGACCAAAGAGAGTATTCAGGCCCGGCTCTAAAGTTTTTGCAAAACTCGCTCTATTCATTGCCATTGTTCATACCCTCCTTATATACCAGCTACGTTTGTGCCAAGAAGATGCTCATTAATGGTCACCTCCATGACAGCATTCGCGCCGAAGGCGTTATCCGCAGTTTCATAAAGCGCAATGATTTTGCAGGTAGCAATACCCGCAGCCATTGTGCCGCTCAGTTCAAAGCCAGATTGACCAGTTACGGTCGATCCTGCCCCAGCCACAACATCAGCACAGTTGCCGATATTTGTTTGGGCAGTAGTGCCAGCCGACTGACACTTGTACACTGTGTACGGGCAGTCATAGACGTATGCTATGATGTCTGTAGCAGCGGTGCCTGACGGCCAATACTCACTGTAAACATATGATCCGTCAGATGCTGTATATGATACACCATCAAACACACCAATGTTATTTACTTCTGTTGCCGTGTGAGGGGTAAGAGTACCACCCGCAATAATAATAACCAAATCGCCCTTGAAGATATTCTCTGCAAGGCCAGTCGCAATGGTATATTTATTTGTGCGGGGCGCATTACCGCTCATGTGACGAATTGGGACGAACCCAAATGCGGCGTCTACATTTGCCATTTTTCGCTCCTATAGCGTAAGTTAATCGCTCATGGCAGATAGCGTTCTGCCGCGACTTGTTTCAGACTTTCGCTCCTGATGGATCGGAAGCCCACTCTGCCGCCCTAATGCATCTAATTCACCGACAACCGATTGGTTCTGATCGTGTGATTTGCCTTGGTAGTACGCCTTCATCGAAGCGTGACGTTCCTTTGGCATTTCGCAGAGCAGCATACCCTCAATTCCGATTGATCCTGTCCACTGCCCGTGATTGATCGTCGGAAACAACTCACTTTTCACAGTTTCAGCGGATCGGGCTGACCACCCTTCGCGCATACGCTTGTATACATTGTCGGGTGTATCCTTGCCTTGGAGAGATGTGGCGACCCACCGCTGAACGTACCCCGGTCTTGGTTCAGGGGCGTCTAGCAGTGACGGCGGTTTCCATGCAGCTTCAGGACGAATCTCCTCGTCGCGCGTGGATGATCGTGATTGCTCTGCTCGAACATTTCTTTCTTTAGACATGACTATTGTTCCCTTTGTTGACGGCGAATTTCGGCTTCATATTTCTTGAGGCCACGTTCGTCATTAATACCAAGTTCACGAGCCATGCGGAGTTGCTCTTGCGACATACGCACACGATTGCCCTTATAAGCTGAAGACCCGCCTGTAGTTGGGGCGACTGGTGACCTACTTTTTGGTCTTTGCTTCGGACTTGGTTTCGATACTAGCTCAGGAAATACTTTTTGTAAACGCCCATTTAGTTGCGAGTAATAATCGTCAGAGTTCTTATCGAAACCCTCCAGATCAAGCTGCACATCAATGGCACGGGCTGCTGCGGTTTCTCGCTCATAGCCTGCGGCATTAAACCAGTTGTTTTGCTGCCACCAGCCCATAGCCTTTTCTGGCGGCTGTGCCTGCTGCTGTTGAGGCTGCTGCTGCTGCTGCTGCTGCTGACGTTGCTGCTGCTGCTGCTGTTGCTGACGCTGCTGCTGCTGTGCCACGCGCATGGCCGCTCTCATGTCAGTCATCTGCTCTTGGAAGTTCACTTGGGCGTCTGTGTCGCCCTCCTCCACGGCCTTGTGCAGTGCCTGCTTGGTTTGGGCGTAGCGGTCGTTAAACTGCTTTTCCGCTGACTGCTGCGATCCCTGCTCAAGACGTTGCAAACGCTTTTGCAATTGCGCGTTTTGCTCTTGGCTTTGACGCGCCTGTATTTCAGCCTCCCTGCGCTGCCCTACCAGCTTTTGAATGCGCTTCTGGACTTTGTCGCCATACTCTGGCTCCTGTTCTTCAGCAACATCAGCGGCCTCCTCCTTGGCCTCCCTAACGGGATCGTCAGTGATTTCTATTTCAAAATCCTCTGGCTCTCCCTTGGCCCTACTAATTTCGGCCTCAATTTCTTCCATGATTTGTTCTTGTTCTTGCCCTGACATTGCATCACCCTAGATATGCGGCGACTTCAACGCCCGCTGGCAGAATGGACGTTAGTTCGTCATCATTCAGCAGAAGGAATTTCACGCCCTTTACAACAATTTTCTGACCAGCGTATTTACCGTAGGTCACGCGATCATTAATTTTCGGATAGATGTTGGATTTCCAACGCTCACCCGTGTCGCGGTCACGATACGCAAGATCGCCCATAGCGCAGACAGTGCCGTGCGCGGTCAAATATTCTTCGTTATCTTTTGAGGTGTCTGGCAGTAGGATGCCGCCTGCGGTCTTCATTTTGACCTGATTTGGCTTGACTAGAACTTTCCAATTCATAGGGATTGGAAGTTGATGTGAGCCAATCGTGGCATTTGTTTCTTCGTCTTTGTAGATTCGATCATGCTGATGAGACATGTTATTCATCCTCTTCGTTTAGTTGTTTAATCGTAGTGCTAATTACTTCGGAGGCTTGCATAAGTCCCTCCGCAATTCCTACGTTTTTTTGGTATGAGTTAAAGTCGGACATCCGACCATCAACCATACTTTCAGCTATTTCCAGCCTTCTCTTGTCCAGATTGGTTCTGATCTGTTGGAGCAGATCGCTTAGTGTCATTTTTAACGCCTCCCGACATGGAGACACCCGTGGCGTGAACCGTTACGTCTTTTTGTTCTTCCGACATCAGTATCCCCTTTTCATTGCTTTCTTCTTCATCTTCTTATTCTTTTTTTTCTTGTTTGCAATCTTTGCAGATTTCTTTTTTGGTTTCATTTTTTTTCCTCCTTTTAATAGTGATCCGAAGCTGGCTCTATTCATGGCTGGTCGTACCCAGTTATTTTTGACTTGCCCATACTTTGTTCCATCAGCCTTGCTTGCTCTGCGGCAGTAACTGGCGGGGTGAAACGTCCATATAACAGTTCATCTAATTCTTGCTGTGAGAGGGGCATGTTTTGCTTTGGCATCGGCTTTTTAAACACGCCCA